CGCTCGTGAAACAAATAGAGCACTGCCGAAAGATGGATCCGCAGTTACTAAAATGTTGCGCTCAGGCGAAGCACGACTTCTAAGAGAAAATAGAGCGTCAATAAATCAACTGCGAAAGGATGTACGTGGCTCAGCTTCACAGGTGGGCGCCTCCCTTGGGGGAAAACGCAAGCGAGTGAAGATCTAAAACGTGAGCATCCTTGCTGCAGCGCCAGAAGGTCATATCCTCCAACAACTCAATTACTCTGGCGAGCTAATCAACACTGATCAGCTTCTGGATCGCATCAAAGCAGACCTGCACCCAGGACAGCTTGCCTTTGTAGATGACAACACAACGCAGATCATTGGCATCAGCGCCGGCTATGGGGCCGGGAAAACCCGAGCCCTAGCGGCAAAGGCTGTCACACTCGCAGCCGCTAATCAGGGCTTCATCGGCGCGGTCATGGAACCTACCGGACCGCTGATCCGCGACATCTGGCAAAACGACTTTGAGCAGTTCCTAGAGGCGTACGACATCCCGTACACGTTCAGAGCATCACCCTTGCCTGAATACATGCTGCACTTACCAGGCGGTGATACCAAAATCCTTTGCCGTAGCTTTGAGAACTGGAGCCGCATCATCGGCTTGAACCTTGCGTGGGTGTTGGCGGATGAGATCGACACTGTCAATCCAGCTATCGCCAACAAAGCATTCCCCAAGATCCTTGGTCGCCTACGCTCCGGCAACGTTCGCCAATTCGGAGCAGCATCCACGCCAGAGGGCTTCCGCTGGATGTGGACTACTTTCGGCAGCGAGCAGACTAAAGACCGCTCAGACCGCAAGCTGATCAAAATGCGGTCAGCAGACAACCCACACCTGCCACCGGACTTCATCGAGCGACTAGAAGCGAACTACGACCCCAATCTTCTTAAGGCATACCTCGACGGTGAGTTTGTAAACCTCACCACCGGCACCGTTTACGACCGCTTTGACCGCAGTAAACACGTCATCAGCAGCCTGCCAGACACTGACCGCGAACCGCTACGCATCGGCGTTGACTTCAACGTTGCCAACATGTCCGCCATCATCGGCGTCAAACTCGGCACCAATCTGCTCGTCATTGACGAGATCAGCGGTGCTCACGACACTGATGCCCTAGCGCAGCAGATCAAAGCACGCTACCCAGACCGTCGTATCTACATCTACCCAGACGCCTCAGGTGGTAACCGCAGCACCAACGCAACTCAAACCGACATCCAGATCCTCGAAAGCTACGGTATGTCGAACCAGTCACCACGGGCTAACCCGCCAGTGCGTGACCGTGTATCCGCTGTCCAAGCGCTGCTAGAAAACGGCAAAGGGCAAGTGCGCCTACAGGTGAGTCACACCTGCAAACGCCTGATCGAATGCCTAGAACTCCAGTGCTACACAGAAAAGGGCGATCCTGACAAGGATGCCGGGCATGACCACATGAACGACGCGCTCGGCTACCTAATCTGGCGCGAGTTCAACCCACTCCACGCTGGTGCTGGCAGAGGCACGGGTATTAGGTTATATTGATTCCAACGGCAAAGTCCCCTGCCGTGTACTGCTATTTGGCAGTCAACTGAAGCTGAAGTCGGTAACACGTCAGACTGGTCTTTATCAGTCGCCGTCCCGAGGGATGATTCAGGTACACCTGCGTCGGGCAGGAGAGCCGTCACACTAGTGGCGGCTTTCTGTTTTTAGGCTATACTCGTCAGCGTCCCGGTTTTACCCTACCAATGCTCACCGGCTCTGATCTCATCGCCAAAGTCAAAGAATGCGGCGACATGAACAAGTCTGATCTCGTCCGCGAGTGCGGCTACATCAAAGGCGACAAGCTCTGCTTCACCCAGTTCTACGAAGCACTCCTTGAAGCCAAGGGCTTTGACCTAAAACCCGCCGCCAAGCGTGGTCGCAGCTTGAGCTACAAAACCAAGGTGCAGTTCAACGGCAAACTGTCCATCGGTGAAGGTTACGTTCAGGAGATGGGCTTTAAGCCTGGCGATGAGTTTGAGATCAAACTAGGTCGCAAATCTGTAACCTTGTCCGCTGCTACTAGCGAACCTGTCGCTGCTTAAACTGAGTCATAGCCTGCGCGATAAAACTGGTGTATACCGGCTTTACCCACTACGACCGTCAACTGACCAGTCGCGTCGCGCAGGTCAATGATCCTAACGCTGCTTGGCGTAACCAAGAACCACACTGGGTTCTGATTGAAGACCTGATCGGTGGCACCTATGAAATGCGGCGCCGCCACAGGCGCTACCTGCCGCAGGAACCACGCGAGCAAGACGACAGCTACGACAACAGGCTTGCTCGCTCTGTTCTTGCACCGTATTACGTCCGGCTAGAGCGGATGCTCGCTGGCATGTTGACGCGCAAGCCGGTCAGGTTAAACGATGTATCGGATGCTGTTCGTGAGCAGTTGTTTGATGTAGACCTTTTAGGTAACGATCTCAACGTTTGGTGCTATGAAACCGCACGCAAGATGGTGCGTTACGGGCATGTTGGCGTGCTTGTGGATGCACCTGCTGCTGGTGAAAACGGAAGACCGTATTGGTGCAGTTATACGCCGCGTGACATCCTAGGTTGGCGTACTGAACCAAAAAATGGCGCGCAACAGCTCAGCCAGCTTCGCCTGATGGAACGAGTGATCGTTGCTGATGGGTTGTACGGCGAAAAGGAAGTTGAACAGGTGCGTGTGCTAACCCCTGGCGGGTTTGAGATCCACCGCCGCGACGAAAAGTCTGGCGATTTCCAAGTTCATGACAGCGGCACCACAACGCTAGACCGCATCCCCTTCAGCGTTGCCTACGCTAACCGTATCAATTTCATGGAATCACGCCCGCCGATGGAAGACATCGCGGAGCTAAACCTCAAGGCGTACCAGATTCAATCTGACCTAGACAATCAGCTCCACATTTCAGCAGTGCCGATGCTGGCGTTCTTCGGCTTCCCATCAGCAGCTGAGGAAGTATCCGCTGGTCCTGGCGAGGCTATCGCATTCCCATCAGAAGGACGGGCAGAGTACATCGAACCCAGCGGTAACAGCTTTGAAGCGCAGTTCAAGCGCCTAGAGCAGATCGCCTATCAAATCAACGAACTAGGTTTGTCTGCTGTGCTTGGTCAAAAACTATCGGCTGAAACTGCCGAGGCTAAGCGCATCGACCGCAGCCAAGGCGATAGCACCATGATGGTGATCGCTCAGAACATGCAGGATCTGATCGACAACTGCCTGACCTATCACGCGCAGTATCTCAACATCACAGAAGTTGGCAGCTGCTACGTCAACCGCGACTTCCTCGGCTCTCGTCTTGAGCCTGCTGAAATCCAAGCACTACTGCAGCTCTATACCGCTGGCACCATCACGCAGAAAACACTCCTTGACCAGCTCAGCGAAGGTGAAATCCTTGGCGATGACTTTGATGTAGAAGAGGAACTAGAGGCTACGCAAAACGGCGGGCTAATCGAAATGGCGCAGCCTGAGCCACGGGCTATGCAACAAATGCCTGAGGAATCGCCAGACAACGAAGACGAAGAACAAATCCCGGCATGATGTAACCATGCTGATGTGGCTGATGATGGGCGCTTTTAAGAAACCACGTAAGCAGCAACTGTCTTGCGTGCAAGGAACATTGCCGCCCGATCTATTTGCTATCGTCAGGGTGTCATGGTTTAAACAGGGCAGAATCTACGCTGTAGAAGAAATGAACATTGAAGACGCTGGTGAGGATACCGGCGAAGCACTGCTAGGACTATTCAAGGAAGCCCTAAGACAAGGGGCTGATGTTTATTCAATCACAGCCTGTCATCCTGCTGATATAGGGATAGATCCGTGAGCACACCTGCCAGCCTGTACCGTAATGCGATTGATCTAAACCGCTACAGCAACAGCGTCGCTAAGCAGATTGTTGTTTCCTATAACGACATCATCATTGATGCTGTCAACCAGTTACGCACTATTGATGATCTGGCAGCGCCGGTCAAGGCAGCTAGGCTGCGTGCAATTTTGGCGCAACTTAAAGACTCACTTGCTACTTGGTCTGATACCAGCATCAATACCGTAACTGGTGAACTACAAGGCTTAGCCCTGTTGCAATCCGAGTTTGTCGAGGATCAGCTACGCCGCGCTTTGCCTGCCGGTGCCCGCAACGCAGTCAATACTGTAGAAATCAGCCCGCAGTTTGCACAATCTGTCGTCACCACAGATCCAACGCAGCTCAACGTCGTCACGCTGAGTGATGATCTGTTTGCCGCTGTGCAGGGCGCACCGCAGACGTTCAGCTTGACCGCTGCCAAGGGCGCAACGATCACGCTGCCAAATGGACAGGTTGTACAGAAAGCATTCCGTGGCATCGCCGCAGATCAGGCTGAGCGGTTCTCACAAGTTGTGCGGAATGGTTTACTGACAGGCGAACCAACACCTGTCATC